ATGTTTTTTAGGTTTAGGGAGAGGCAGGGGAGACCGAAGCCCCCCCCTTGTCTCGGTTAGTTATCAGCTAGTGCGGTATGCGAAACCGGCAGAAGGAGCGTCCACGATTTGAGTACCCGCAGAGAACTGCATGATCACTCGCGTAACGTCGTCTCCTGTCACTCCTGTCAAGTCCAAGATTGACGCTTGGATGTGGTCAGTCAAGAGGTTTGTTCCGAAGTACAGGTTGTCAGCACGAGAGAGCAAGAATGCGTCGTTTGGCATACCTGCTGGCGTGATGATTTCGTAACCAGCGTAGCGCGTAGCCAATCCGTCATTCAAGAACGGCAGGTTGTACGTGGCGGCGAGGGCTTGGTAGTACAACTGAGCCGAGGCACGAGACATGAACAACTTGGTGTTGGGGTCTCCTGCGATGGTCGTTGGAGCTTCGGCAGTCAAGTCAGCCAAGCGAGTCAAGATGTTTGCGTTCGTGGTTGCGCCTGTCAACTGCTGCATAGTGCCAGCGTTGTACCCGTCCACCAAGTGGCGGCACAAGCCGTCGAAAGAGGTGTACGTTGCTCCGGTGTCGGTTCCGTCGGCAGAGTTGAAGTTTCCGCTCCACAAGTTGCGCTCTACTGACTCGGCAACCTTAGCGGCTACATACTGAGCCGTGTAGGTAACGAAGTCGGCAGGTGCTCCGTCGTTCTGTGAACGAATCAAAGCTGACTCCCACGTAGCGCGGAGGTCAGCGTTGCACACCTGCTCGTTGACTTTGAGCGCAGCCGCTTCGAGGACGGCTTCACCGACTGTCAATTGACCAGAGGCGGGAGTTGAGAAAGCGCAGTCGTCGTTGGCTTGGATAGCCGCGCCGGAGAACTTCCGGAGAACTGCTTTTGAGTGAACGTTTTCGATTACTGAGACGTAACCATTGGCGATGGTGTCGGCTGCGAGGATAGCGGCAGACACGTATGGACGCGCTGCAACTCCTGCGTAAGTTCCGACGGCAACTGTTGCGTTAGCCATTTTTTAGGAAAATTGATTGAGGAGGGCGGAAACGCGCTCCGAGGTTGATAAATTCTTGAGATTGACCGCCTCCGCTTTTGTTGTTGGGGCGGCGTGCTTCAAACCACCTTCGGCGGCTTGCTTCTTCATTTCTTCGAGTTCCGCTTTTACTGCGGCGAGTTCGACCGCTACGGGGTCGTCTTGTGGCTCTTCGACTACCTCCTCGACTTGAGGCTCTTGTGAAGACATCTCTTCTTTGTCCTCCGCTTCTACCTCTTCCTCCACCACTTCCTCGGCGGGTTCTTCAGAAGGCATCATTGCGGCGATTGCTTCGGCAATGAGCGCCTCTACTTCTTCGCGGGTAACGTAATTGATAGTCACCTCTTCCATGTCCTCCTCTTCCTCAGATGCTGCACGAGTGCGCTTCGTTGGTTCTTTCACGGGTGCGCTATCTCCGCTGCTGTCGCCGCTATCCGCTGGGGCTTGCTTTGCGGGAGCTTCTGCCACGGGTTCTTTCGTCTTGGGAGCGTTGCCGTCTCCTTTGCCGTCGCCTCCGTCTTTGCCTTTGGCTTGACGTGAGGCAACCTTGCCTCCGTCGGCGATCACGAGAACGCTTCCATCGTTCAAGGTGTAATCGCCCTGAGGAAGTGGGATGCGCTCGCCCTCGTCGTTGATAATGTACGCCTCCGCGCCTTCATTGAAGTCGTCGGCATCGGTGTAGATGACGGTGCCGTTTTCGAGTACGGCTTCGGCAAGGTCGGTTCGTGGTTCTTCGCTCACCGTGAGGTTGACGTTGAAACGCTGGAACACTTCTTGCACTCGTTCGGAAATAGTCATAGAGTCGCTTTTTTCGTATAAGTTTTTCAAGACCTCAATCCTGAAGTTTGTCTGTAAATTCTTTCTCAATGGCTTTTAGGAGTTCTTCGTTGAGTTTTGCCTCTGCCCACCGACGCGCTGCCTTCCCTCCCCATAGGAGATAAGAGATAGTTCCACACGCGGACGTGTCGCCCTCGTCGTAGTATTCCTCTGCTCGTGCCAGGTAGGAAGCCATACGCTTGACCGTCTCAAGCGATACGGGTTCTCCGTTCGCCAATTGCTGCGCCCGCACCTTGCCCGTCTGAGTGGCGCACTTGTTGCCGTGCTTCTCGTTCAATTCGATGCCGCGCTTGGCGTTGTTCCTGACTGCCTCGGGATAATCCGTGAACGACTCCATCACAACCCTCGTTCCTGACTTAGTGCGCCCGTCTCCTTTTACAATGGCTCGTGCAAGCTCGGCGAGCATCTCGTCCTCGGAGTTCTTCTTCATCTTATCGACGAAGTACCCCTCAATGGAGAATCCTTTGACCTTGCCTTCCTTTACCCACTCTTGCCAAATTGCCTCGTTGTCGACCTTGACGGCGACCATCCACGTTCCCACCGGAACGTCGAGACCATAGATGCGGCTCTTGTCCTTCTCTTTGTCCTCGACCATCCACGACTCGACTACGGTGAGACCATTGATTGTGTGCTCGTGTTCGAGGGTGTGGTTCGCTTGGTTGCCGTGCTTGAGGTATAGTTCGGCTGCCTTGCGGACGGTGCTCTTCGAGAAGTAGACGTAGAACTCATCGTCTCCGTTCTTTCGATAGATAGGTTTATCCGGCACGAGGGCAGCTCCAATAAGGATTCTTCGGTCGGTGTCGGCTTCTGCAAACTCGACCCGCGATTGTTTCAACGCCACGAAGTCGAGTTCAATGGCTGGGCGATCAACGAGAGAGATGGCGTCGATTCCATACAACTCTGCGTCCTCGTCAATTATCAGTTCTACAATTCTCATAATGCGGCTTGTTCTTTGATTTTCTGATTTGCTTGTTGTGCGTTGCTGACGTTCTCGGAGACGACATACGCTTGAACGGGTGCTTCTTGCCCTGCGCCCTCTCCGAGGAATCCGAGGTCAAGTTGTGGGGCTTGTGTTTGTCCTCCTGTCGGCAGACCACCCCCGCCTCCGCCTTGAGGAGATGGAGGAGGAGCACCACCCCCGCCGCCTTGATATTTGCTTCGTGCAATGGTGGCAAGTTGTGCCGCGCCAAATGCCCCCGCAATACCCGCTTGGACGAAAGGATAGCCGGGGAAAAAGGCGGTAATAGGCGACTTCATAGCTGTCGTGAACGCATTTGACACACCCTCCACCGTGGCAATGGTCGTTTGTGCCAAAGACAACGCCTTTTGGATTTTGAAGTTCCGACGCGCTTGTTTCTCGTTCTGCGTTCCAAACGCTTGTTGTAGGGCTTGGATGGCGTTGAATGCATCTTGAAACGCATTGACGACCTCTTGTGCCGTTACCCTCTCACGCTCTACCTGTTCCTCGGCGTACTTCTCCTCGATCTCGGCTTTCTTTGCTTCGAACTCTTCGGTCAGTTGTTCTTCGCCCTCGCCAAATTCACGCGCTAGGGCGAGCTTCCTGTCGTATTCCTCCTTGAGTTTGGCAAGTTCTAACTCCCTCTCGGTAGCTAATGCCTCGGCGAGTTCCTTCCTTCGGTCGAGTTCTTCCTGTGCTCGTTCCGCGTCGGCATCCGCCGCCTCTTGTTTTTTGGCTTCGGCTTCTGCATTGAGTGCGAAGAGAGAGTTTTGAAGTTCCGTTTGAAGTGTCAAACTTGCCGTCCGCGCGTCCGCCGCTGCTATCTCTGCGTCGGCTACGGCTTGCAACCTCTCATCCGTTTCTCCTTGTAACTCAATCTCCCGACGTAGGAGTGCGGCGCGTTGCTCTGCGATACGGACGTTCTCGTCGGCGATTTCTTGGTCGATGGCTGCCGCGCGTTCGGCTGCCGCTATCCTTTCCTCAATTGATAGTGTTTGGTCGTCGCGCTGACGCTTTAGTTCTTCAACCTCGGCTCGGCTTTGTGCCGTTCGTACTGCCAACTCCCTTTCGGCATCGGCGAGACCTTGCAATGATCGCTCAAGAGCCGTCGCTTGTGATACTGCCTCTGCCGTGTTAGTGGCATACTCTGCCACCGCCGTCGCTGCATCGCTCACCTTGTCCGTAAAGTTTGTAACCCCGAGCGTAACTTGTGCGACCGCATCCGTTGCGACCTTGCCCGCTTTTGCAAACTCTCCGTCAAATACCAAAGAGATGGCTTCGCCTAAACTTGGCAAAAGGTTTAGAAGTCCGGTAATTCGGTTAACTACATTTTCAACGATGGCGTCCTTAAAATCAATCAGGGCTTGTTTCGGGTTGCTGAATGTCTCAAACAACTTCTCGCCCAAATTGATGGCAAAGTTCACCGCGTCATTGAGGATTGTACCCAATGCCGCCGCTGCCGTTGCAAAGCCTTCCGCGATGGTTTTATTTTCGGCAAACTTGGAAACCAACTTAGCTAAAACGCCAACGAGCAACCCAATCCCGCTCGCCTTAATCGCAGTCCCTACGGCATTGAATGCGGTTTTACCCGCCGACCCCATGCTCTTAAAATCGCTTTCACTTGTCGACGCCGCCTTGCCTACGTTCTCCGTTGTTGTTTCGAGAGCTTGTAAACTCTTTTGAACGTCGCCCGTGTCGGCGTTAAACTCAATGATGACCTCTTGCTTACTTACAGCCATGTCAAGAACAGGTAAAGGAGTGAAACAACGAACGCACCAAACGCGATCAAGTAGAGCGCAGCCAACGTATAGTCAAGAGGAACGAGCCACCACGGGAGCGTCTTCTTGACCTTCTCCATTTGCAGGAGCATGATAGCGGATGTGATATGCTTGGGGTCTTTCATCAGATCGTCAGGGTTTGGGTGTTGGTGCGGCAGCGTTCGTCACCGGTAGTTCTATCCACCGTCCATCGGTAGCCATAGAGTACACAACACGCTTCGCTTCCGTAGTCCGTGCCGGAGTTGTTGAACGTAACGATGTTCGAGTTCGGGTACAATCCCGTCGGGGTATCGGCGCACAACTCGATGTCGTCAAGTTTCCGGATGAGTTCTACTTGTGCCGTGCCTGGCGCGTTGGCATCGTAGCTAATTGAAAGGATGCGGTAGTACGTGTCTTTGATATAGATTTTATCGTTGAATCGCCACGTCTGCAAGTCCTGCTCGGTGAGGCGCATTTGACACGACATCGTGCGAGCTTCGACAGAGTAGAGTTCGAGGACGTAGGTAGCCCAAAATCGGAAATACAACGTCTGCGAAGGTTGAGCGGCGATGGGGTACAACGCCTGCTCCATTCCGTAGTTGAGGTCGTTGTCTCCGGGGTCGGGCTGAGGTTCGCTATAATTGCTCATGGTCGGGAAAGCCGCGAGCGTCGAATCAGTGCCGCTTTCCTGTTTTATGGTAAACCCTCCGAAGGCGTCGCTATGCCCAGCCCAATACGCGATACGTGGGGCGGGGTCTTTTACTGGGCTTCCAAATTGTGTGATGAGACGAAGGATAGGCGTCGACGTTTGAGGAATCAAGCTCATCATATAGGGCGCGAACTTGGGGCGTATCTCATTGACGCCCGTGGCAAACTCGTTGCCTGTGTCTGTAACCTCGTATTGTCCGTAAACCCGGTCGAGCGAATCTTCCACGGCTTTGGTAACAAAGTCCTTGCCGGGTGAATACGTCCATCGGTATTGCGCCGCTTGGATGTCGGTTGTGGGCTTGATCACAACGTCTTTTCCGTAGTCCACCTTGTTTGACCAATCGAGCGTCGACCCTGCCGCCATATAGTCCTCGAAGGTCTCGACTAAGAAGTGGCTCGGCTTGAGAGGGTCGGGAATGAATACAAGGTTGAACATCTTTTGCAGAGACGTCAGATAGTCGAACTGAAGCATCTTTGGGGCAGACCCTGCGACGTTGACCTCATACCCACCGAGAGGTGAAACCGCAATAACTTCGAAAGAATTGCGAGCACCTCCACCCTCGAAATAGTTTGTGCCAGGTAGTGAGATAGAAGACGAAGAAGAAAGGTTTTGAACTTCGCAATACACGACGTCGTTTTGCACGAGATACACCTCGTCAGAATCTAAAATGCGATTCGAATGGTTCTCTTGATATGTCGTTCTATTGGCAATGCTGTAATTCGCTGCCCCCGAAATTGGGTCGACCTCAATCCGAAATATCGCCCCTCCCGGGTTCGTTGTGATGGAATAGTTGTATCTGAATCGGTATATTCCGTTCTCGGGGACGGTGAACTTGTGTGTGGCGTTGTCAAAATTGCTTCCCTCATCGTAGCAATTGTTTCCGTCGTCTCTCATGTCAACCACTGCCGTTGTGCTCGCCGCGATGGTTTGGGCTGAGGCTGTAGTCGTTCGGGCGTTCTCGTTGAAGTCGTCGTTCGATGCGATCACCGTGTCTCCATTGGCGAACATGACAAATTGCTTCTCTGCGAAGTCCGCCGTGTTTAGGTAAGTGCTTTCGTAGGTCAACCCTGCCTCGGAGAATATCTTGTCGACGAGAATCTTGGCACTAAAAAAGAGCGTCAGTTGAGGGAGGAGAAGAGGATTATCTTCCGTGCCGAAATTAAACCCAGTCCAATTCTGCCCCGTGTCTACGATGCCATAGCGGTAGTTATCCTGAAGCTCTGCCCACGATGCCGCTACGTTGGCGTAGGTGAGGTCGTGATCATACGCGCTCAAGTCGAGGTCAGAGAGATACAATCCCTCCAATTCAGATTTGAAATCTACCGCGCCACTAAAGAACACGAGTTCAACTTCGGGATAGATTTCTTTGGTGAGGTACACGGACTTGACCTGAACGAACCCTTCCATGATAGGGTACGAGTCAGACAAGAGTTGAGCCGACAACCTCACGCGCAAGTCCAAGCCACCGACCTCCGTTACTTGGTCGATGTGTCCGAAGATGTCCACGTTGCTCGGAGTGAGAGGAACGCGGAACGACTGCGAATAACTCGCCAGCGGGTTGTTGATTTTCTCGACGTCAGAGAATTGGAACTTGAGATTGACGGGGGCGTCCTCGTAGAGTTCAACGTCTTGGTTGTTTATGACTAATCTCAGCATCGGATGTCTTGAGCGATTTCAACTTGAAGGGACACGTTGTAGAACTGCGACCCTGACGGCTGAATGGTGAGTGAATTGGTCAAGACGTTCACGGGCTTCCATACGCTCTCGTCAAGGCGTCGAATTTGCACGACGTTGGATTTCATCAGAGAATCCAAAAGACCGCGCTCCTCGGCGTTAAAGAAGTTCTCTTGGAGGGTGTATTGCTCCTTTCCTGTCTTGCCAAACGTCTCGTATTGGCTCTGGTCGGAATTGAAGGAGAATGTCGCGTCGTTGTACGACCCGATTGTTTTGCGGTAGTTCTTGCCCTCGACGCTTATTTGCTTCGGAGCGCGAGAGGTAAAGAGGAGGTATTCCCACCCTCCGCGCGTGTTAATCCATCCAACTTGTGTGGCGGTGTTTCTGCATCCTTTCGTGTCGTCGTATCTGAGCTCGATAATATCGCCAATCGTTGCCGGTGATGTTGTCGAGTTTTCTTGTACGGTTATCCAAATGTAGTCGATTTGGTCAAGGGTATACGTCGACTGCAAGCCGCTGATGTTTGCCCATCCAATCGGAATTTGAAAGAGGCGATTTCTTGTGATTCCGGTAAAGGTTACGTTGAAGTCGTACGACACGGGCGCACCTGAGAACGGAAGGAAACTATACCTCACCCTCGGCGCGGTAACGTCGCGCCCCATGTCCTCAGCCGCAGCCAAAGAAATCACGCGCTCTTCGTCGCTCCGCATCGTGAGAGGTATCTTTTGAAAGCCCGGAATTATTGAGTCAATCGAGTTTCTTTCGGAAAGCCATCCCTTCGCGTTGCCCCATAGGTAGTCGTCAAAACTCGGGTGCAAACCTTGTGAGATTTGCTCCGTCCCGCGAATGAGGAACATTTGCTCCGAATCTTGGTTGAGCGTCTCCGTGCCCGAGTTGTAGCTCCCCACCTCCACGACAAAGCGTTGAACGCACAATCCATCCATGAACTCTACATCGTCGATTTGGTGAACGGATGTCGTGCCTACTGCCAAAGGGTAGGTTACTATACTCTCAGCAATTGGCGACAAGTCGAAGAACGCCACGTCGTTTGCATTCGGTGTGAGGTAGAACTTGGCTACCTCTACGGGTGTCCCTGTCGAGACATTGCCCGAACGCTTCACGACCACGATATACCTATCGGGGGCGGTGGCGGTGTCATCTATCGAGAAGATGAGCGGTTGACCCGCTGGGCGTAGGTCTTCTCCGGGATAATCAAAGATTCGTGCTGCCATGTCTATTTTGGTTTGACGGTGATGTTTCCCGTCTTGAAGGAGAGAGAGGAGAGGAGGTCTTTGGCGAGGGCTTCGCCGAGCTTGTCTTGGTATTGAGGGACGACACTTTCAAGAGCGACCGAATAGTATTTCAGTCCTGCGATGCCGTTTCTTTTGATGCTGCGAGCAATGAGAAAGGCGGCACTCTTCAATCGAGATTCGGTTTGCTTGACAAACTTCCCCGACGAATCGCGCAACCGGACGGGCTTCGCTTTCATCCAATCAATGATGGGTTGTGAAGGAGGTTGTTTGCTGCCAAAAGAGAAGGGAGCACCTCGACGCTTTCGCGTGCCGTTGACGCCCCAATGAATGAAGGCGGCATAGGGCAGCGGCGAGCCGAACTGCACCTTGCCGTCTCCTATTTTGTATTCGAGCGACTTCTGCAAGGAACGCGACGCGACACCATAGGAGCGGTTCTTACCAATCCTACGAGAGCCGAGGGTGCGCTTTGCTGCCAGGTTTACCTCTTCGGCAAACTCTTTCAGCACCTTGTTGAAGTCGTCCGTCTTCACTTCGCTTTGCCAAATACGATGGCGTTAATGATGCGGCGGATGACGTCGACCACTTTGTCGTCTTCAGTCGATTCCGTGAGAGCCGTGATCGTGCCAGCGGCTGCGATAATTGCGAGGGCAATCTCTGCCCAGTTGTCAAGAATAAAGTCCATCATTTAGAGGGTGTTGGTGTGTCTGATTTGAGAGTTTCGAGGTCGGCTTTGACGTCGTTCACTTCGGTTTGTAGAGCTTCGATTTCTGCGAGTCTCGCATTCACGAACTCCACGAGTCGAGTGAACATGGCGAGCTGCTCCGCCCCTGTCGTTGCGGCTTTCTCTTCGTCGGTAAATTCGAAGGGGTTATGCATGAGTGATAGAGATTGTAACTGAGACGGGTTCGACTACGATTGTGCCGGGATTGACAATCACGTTTAGTTGTGGTAGTAGGGTATTCGACAACTGCCAAAGAGAAATCAATGTGGCGGTCGTCGTGATAGAGTATTGAGTAGAAACCCCGTTCCCTATGACTGTCGGAGTGGTATACGTTGGGGCGGAAAATAATCCTGCCGACGTTACGGCAAATGCGCCCAACGCTCCAACGGGTGCGGTAACGTCGTAAACTGCCGTTACTTGCACCGTGCTTGTGATACCTACGGGGGCTGCTCGAAACTCCCTCCCTGCGGCGTCCATACCTATATTCCAACCAGCTCTGCAATCTTGGTCAAATGTCAAGTCCCCGGCAAGAACCGAACCCATCTCAAGATTGATCACGCCTGTTGTTGAGATGTTTTGGGTATGTGTTGTCGTCGCTACAAACGTAGAGACCTGACCTGTGCTTGTCGGGTAGCCCGCCTCGAACGCATCGGAGGTAGCGTTGAAGACAAGAGTTTCGTTTTCGCTCGGCGTGGTTGTAGGCAGCGCATACTCGCTTGTTACGGTGTTGCCTGTCGAGCCAATGAAGAACTTCCCGTCGGGCAAGTTGGGCACGTCGTTTGAACGCCCAGCACCATAGACGATGCCTGAGCCATTGCTCGCGTGTGCTTTAATTACGATGCCGAGGTTCTGAATCAAACTTGCGCCCGTCGGTTTGACGTTGGTATATCCTCCCGTCGCTCCGACGTACAACACGTCGCCAGGAGAGAACGCGCTTGTATCCACACCGCTAATCAATCCCGTAATAATTGCCTCCCCTTCGGCTTCGTCTGCGAGGGTCTCGTTCAAGACAAAGGTTGCGGGCATAGCCGAAGGCGTGTCCGCTCGTGCGGCTATCACATACGCGAGGTTTCCGCTTGCTCCATCGAGCACCGCATGAACGGGAGTTCCTTTGGTGAGTTCTCCTCCCGAGACGTTCTTGACGGTTTGGACAAGGCGTGTCGAATCGCCACCCGCGCCAAAGGTCAACGTAATTTCTCCGTCTCCGTCGTCGGTCAAGCTCCCGTCGGGTACGTTGATCGTGGCTACGCTTAATACGTCAGGCGAGCCATCCACCTCACGAACGCGCAAAAGACCCCGCGCCTTGAACGCTGGCGTATCGCTTCCCTCGGGTTCTACTCCGGTGAGTGGGGCGTTGCATGAATCGTAGGTGTACGGGACGCTAATAGCAATGTCCAAAAGGCATCCGGCGAGGGCGTTGCTTTGGGTCTCTTCGAGAGGCGTTACGGACGCATTTACGAGGTCGTAGTGAAATCCGAATTGGAAGATGTTACCTCCGTTCTGAATGTCCGCCAGGATGTCCTCTGCGACTTGCTCCGCGTTCGAGATGTTCTCCTTCTGATAATCTACCTTGTCTGCCTTCGATGGGGGCAGAGAGAGGATGTAGACCTCGAGGTTGTACGTCTTGGCTTTCGGAGAGTTGTAGTCGCCTCCGGTGTACACGAGGTGAAGTAGTGGGTACTGCTCGAACTTCTCAAGGTCGACGTCCGACGGCGAGCCATAGGAGAACGTCTTGATGAAGAAGTGGTCATTGCAAAACTCCTCAAACTTGGAGACGATATTATTGAATGTGATCATGCGAGTCGATTCTTAGATTCCTGCTCACGCTTGAAGTTTAGGTCTTTGAGGTATGCAAGGTGTGTGAAGCAATGCCCGACGGGTAGCTTCGTGACCGCATCCATTTTGAGAACGTCCTCGCCAGCCAATGCGTAGAGGACGGGATACCATCCCCACTTAGAAGCAAACTCGTCGCCTCCTGCGTTTTCTGAAGCAAAGAGGACTGCAAAGCGTTCAGTAGTTTGTGCTCGGTAGTCCAAAAAAAAAGCAACGCACCCGCAACCAAAGGGGCGGGCATATCGAGGAACACCTCGGAATCTTCCTTTGCCGTATATGCTTTGATCGTGTACTTATCGCCCCACTTGCGCTCGAGAGGTCGGTATAGGATGCTCATTGCTTTGTGCGGCGTTTTCCAAAAGTCCGCCGTATAGGTCTCCATATCAATCCACTCTCCCGCGCTGAACTCCTCCCAATCAGGGATGAAGCCGTACTCGACTCCGTTGAGTTCAATGATTTCTTTGTGCTGGGCTACCTCCTGCGCTTGCAACTTGTCGAGGTGTGCGTTGGCTTCTACGATGAGCTTGTTTGGCATCTTGCGGAGTTCCGCGAAGGAATGACCCGTTACGGCGTGAACGCGCTTTACAGGGTCTGTCTCGGTCTCCAATGTCATCAGATGCCGAAGGGTAAGGTCTTGGTAAGAGGCGGGAAGGCGGAGCTTCATATTTGTACAAGTTGAAAGGGTTTGATTCCTGAAGTTATCCGAGGGCGTACTGCCCGAAGTTCGGGTTCGTTTGATTCCACGTAACGGCGTAGCGTGAGGCGTCGATGAAGTGGTTGAATGCGTCGACGGGTTCATTTAGTTGCCGTCCGTTCTTGTCCTCCTTGTATTTGTAATTGCGGAGTTCTTTGATGCCGTTCACACTTCGCTCAGTGATGAGGAGAGGACGCGACCGGAGGAAGTCGATACCCGACCGCACCGAATCTTGTCCCTTCCTGGCGGGGTGTATGTTAAAGCCGTGCCCGTGGATTTCGTCGATTGACTTGGGTTCGGCTGAGTCCGCCACGATCATTGCCTTGCCCACCTCTGCATCTCGTAGCGTTTGGGCGATGGCTGCATTTGTGAGACCCGTGGCATAGCACACCTCGTCCAAACAAAATCCGTGTCCGTCGGTGTAGACCTTGACGATTGCCGTGGGGTCGTTGGTATATCCAAAGTCCAGCCCGAGGTTGAGGAGCTTCCACCCGTCCGGGACTTGAACTACTTGTTTCCAATGGGTGAGGATAGTCGAACGAGATACCCCGCGCTCTCCGAGTCCGTAGACCCTCCAATAGTCGTGGTCGGCTTCTTTGAGCCGTTCAATCTCTGCCACGGTGCTCTCAGGGAGAAAGGGGTTGTCTTTGTATGTGGTCTGAAAGAACTCGTGGTCGGGTCGAGTGAGAACGTGATCGTAAATCCAATGGAACTCGTCAGAAGGGTTGTAGTCGATAATCGCCTTGCCTGTGGTTCGGAGCATTAGTTGCCGCCAATCCTCCAATGTGAGTTCGTTGGCTTCGTTTACAAACAAGATGTCCCTCTTGCGTCCTCTGACCTTTTGCGGCTGGTCGACGGAGATGAACTCGACGAGGTTTCCGAAGAGGACGTAAGTGGCTTCGCTCTTGTTGTGTAAGTTGACGTCGTAGATTTCCTCCCGTTCGAGTATCTCGAAGAAGTCCCGCATCACTGAGGCGCGAATGGCAGGGAAGGTCTTACGCGCTATCGTGAGGACTGCTCCGGCGTTTTCGTTGCGATGGCACAATTCAATGAGAGCCGTGAGGATGGAGTAGGTCTTACCCGACCTCGTGCCGCCCTGATGAACTTGAATCTTGGCGGCGGAGTTCTTGACGTGGTAATATGTGGCGGGTTGCCTCACAAGCTATCGAGAAACTCCTTGTGGCTCTCGTAGTACGTCCATCCTCCTTTCGTATAGCCCTTCGACCAATGGTGGTAAACGTACCCGTTTATCTTGTAGCACCCAGCACTCGGAACCGTGTAGGCTATGCCTCGTTCACGGAGCATCTTTTCCAAGACCTCCCTTGAATGACGTCGTTCAAGTTTCTTGCTCATGACACTGAAGAGTCGTCAGACACGAACCAAGAAAGCGGCTTCTTCTCTGCCACCTCAATCTCTTGTCTCTCGACGTAGCCCCTGCCCTTGCCTTTGGTCTTCAAGAAGAAGATGGTGGCGGCAGGGTTGCCTTCCCTGATCAACTTGTGAAGGTGGCTCTCTGCGAAGTCAAGCGTTCGGTCTTCAATGCTCTTGACCGCCTGTTTGTATTCGGGGTCGTCCTTCATCCATTGATAGTGCGTGGTGCGCCCAATGCCGACCGCATTGCAAGCCGTCGTAACGATGCCCAAAGAACGCTCAAGGGCTTCGAGCATTGCCTCTTTTTTGGTGTTCGTTTTGTTCGTTTTTACTGCTTCCATAGCTCTGCCTTTTTACCTGTGAAGTCCTCCCATCGCTTGACGATGACGTCGCAGTATTTGGGGCTTATCTCGATGCAAACTGCTTTCCTCCCTGTTTGCTCGGATGCTAGAAGAGTAGAGCCGGAACCAGCGAATGGGTCATAAACTATATCTCCTTTATCCGTATATGCTTTGATAAACCATTCCGGCAAACCAACGGGAAAAGCTGCACCGTGTCCAAGTGCTTCGTGTGAACTAGAAAATGTAGGCAAGCGGTTCCCCGGGTAAGCCATTCCAGGAGCGGCGTGGTTCCAGTTCATATCTACGCCTTGATTGCTCGCATCTTTTCTTTTCGCCTTACCACCATACTTGAATGCGCTTTTGCTTTCGATCTGAACTGCCATGGGACGAAATTTCCATTCTCCTTTAGTGAACTGATATATGGGTTCAAATTGATTTTTGAATCTTCTTTGTGGTTCTTGTGGTATGCCTGCTCTTTCCCAACAAAATTCTGTGGCAAAGTTCCACCCCCAATCTTTGGCGTGAGCCAACACTAACTCCAAAACGTACAACTCTGTCGTCAGTCCCCGGCTTGCAGGTTTAATGTTTACAAACCAACTCCCGTCCAACTCCAAACACGAGTAGACGTTTTCTTGTATCGGCTTGAACCACTCAACGTATTTGTCCGGTAGTATTGGTTTGAAGCCACTTTCTTCGTCGTATTCTCTTTGTTCAGCGTATGGGGGAGACGTGAAAGCGAGATTCACCTTCTCTCCGTTCATAAGCCGTTCCACATCCTCGGCTTTTGTAGAGTCCCCACACAAGAGGCGATGGTCTCCCAATATCCAAAGGTCGCCCGGTTTGGTTGTCGGCTCCTCCGGTACTTCGGGCACGTCGTCGGGGTCGGTGAGTCCCTGCGTCTCCTCTACGGCTTCCCAATCAATAGGAACGCCCCACTCTTTGAGCTGCTCCGCGTCCCATCCATCATTCGCGAGCATATCCTGATCCCACTCGCCTGATGAGGCGTTGTCTTTTATCATCCATCGCCTTTGCTTCTCTTCGTCCAAGTCGAGGACGTAACAAGGGACTTCTTTCCATCCGAGAGCAATACAAGCCCGGAGGCGTTGGTTGCCAGCGAAGACCTCCATTTGTGGGTTCACAAGCAAAGCCCGGTGTTGCATATAGTCCGGGTCTTCGATAATGGAACGTTTGAGGCTCTCGAGTTTCTCCTTTCGGATAAAGCGGGGGTTACTCGGATGCGTCTTGAGCTTGTTCGTCTCTATAAGTATCGGCGGCGTTAAGAACATTGCGAAGGGTTTCTCTGATGTGGTAATCTGATACGGCGAGGTTCAAAAGAATCTCCCACGAATCGGCGTCTTTGTGGAAAACTCCAAAGTTAGCCACGTCAGCCCCGGTGTCTTTGCGTGTGAAGACGAGGAAGTCGTCGCTTTCATTGAGTAGACGTTTGACTTTGCGTAAGGTCATGCGTTCAAGAATTTTTCGTAGTTGCGGGCGTACTCCCTGTCTATACTTATGAGGTTGTTTGCCTGGCGCACGGAGTAACACGAGGTCGTGTGATTGATGCGTCCGAGGGCTGCGCTTATCTCTCGATAGACGAACCCGTGATCACGGAGGTACTTTGACACCATGTGCCGCGTGTCGGCGACGTGTCCTCGGCGGTCTCTTTGTATCAGGTCTGACCATTGCAGCCCCATAGCTTCGACACCACGACGGGCGCGTTCAAGAATTATGCTCTTGTCTTGCCCGTAGTCGTGAATCATACCCACGTTGAGGTATAGGTTCTCCGTTAAATTTTGCTCCATTGTTTGGCACATATCGCTATCCGCTGGCGTTCGTTGGGAAATTCCTTTTTCATTTCTTCGTCCGTCATGCAACGACCAAGAAACTCGGTCATCTTTTCGTCGGGGTCAGGTGTGGGAATCGGCATTGTGTACGAGGTCTTTGAGTTGTTGTAAGAGTTTTCGGTTGCAAGACGAGCACCCGCTCGCTTTTTGTCCTGTCAGAAATCTACGGGAAAGGTCGTTCAATTCCTCGATTGTCTTGTCTGAATTTGGGCGATCGAGGTATTCTCTTATTTGCTCGACGTCTTCAGGGTGGATGGTGGCGTCCCATTTGCCCAATGGACACGAGGCAACTTTGAGCTTCACTTTTGCGGGCATATAGCACCCACACAAAGGAGAGTCCGTGAACGCTTCCGTTACCAGCGTTCCGCAACTCTTGGTCGAGGAGACGAAGTGTTCGCACCCTTCGCAGGTGTTGTACCTCTCAGTTCTGATTTTGGCGTCGACGAATAACATTGCGGAGTTTCTTTTTGGATTCGCTGATTGATTTGTACAAGACCTCGGCAGAGATACCCGACTGACGAGAAAGTTCTGCCATGCTCCATCCGTCAAGGTACAACTCCAAGACCGTCCTATCAAACCACGAGAGATGATTTGCCATGAGGAGAGCTTCCTCCTTTCTGATGGCTTCTTGGATGTCGTAGTTCGAGATATGGGTGTAGTCGGGCGCGTCGGTAATCTTGTACAATTTCCGAAAGGTGCCAACCGAAAGATTCCACATTGAGGTGTGGACATATCCCGGGAGGTTGTCGAGGATGTTCTTGTTGTTGCGTAGTGCCAGGACGCACGAGAGGTAGGTATGGTGCAAGAGGTCGAGGTTGTCGTGATGCAACCGACGGGAGACCTCTACGAGTTCTTCGTAGTGCTCCGTGAACCAAGCGTCAAAGTCCCTTCGTGCTTTTGAGTTCATCAACCTTGCGCTTGTAGTGGTGGTATAACGCCTCGAGTTCGTCGCGGGAGAACTTGCGCGTCTTCTTCGATTCTATCAAAAGTCCCTCTGCCGTGCCTTCGCCGTACAACTTGTCCAACTCTATGCTAAACTTGTACTGCTCGCCGCTCCGAAATCCGTTACACCTCTTGCATTGGAATTGGACGTTCTTCTCATCCCATCGCGTAGACATACACGCCCGGCTCATAAAGTGCCCAGCATCTACTTCTCCGTAAAATCTCTGCGAATGACAAGTGAAGCATTTTCCAATACCTCTATGATCACTCGCCCGAAGGCGGATGTATTGGCTGAACACCGTGTCCACCTTCTTCACCATCGCGCTCCGGTTTGTCGTTCGGGTACGGGATGTGTTCCCACCGCCCGTTCTTGACCGGCACTCGTTTGATGTCTGCGCTCTTTTGGAGTTCTTTGGTTTCCGCTTCACGGCGTTTCTTGTAATTGGCGTATAAGGCGTCGAGCTGGGTGTCGTCGAGGCGGTCGGGAGCGTGTTTTTTTAGCTCGTTCCAATTGCCCTCACGCACCGCTGCCCTCTCTCCTTCGTACTGCTGAAATATATCGCAAAGCTCGGGAAGTTTCAAACGCTCATATCCGGGTCGGTATTCGCCCGTCTTGAGGCGGTGCATAATGATTGCCCACTCTTCGAGCTTCATAGCCGGGAAGGTGTCGCGGAGATGGTGTACGGCGTCGAGAATATCGCGGTCAGAAGTGATGCCCTTGTTGTAGTCGAGATAAGTGAGGGTTTCCTTGAGGAGGATAATAAGACAAGCCTCGGTCTTGGCGGGTGCTTCTCGATAAGCTACGAGCACATTCGTTCCCTCACGCCATGCTCTCTCCGGA